GAGCTTTTTCTAAACCCCTTACTGTGGAGCCATTTAGGTTTCATGTTGTCGTATTGTGCTCTCCCTATGCAGCCAATATAATTATATCCCTCATCGTAAATTGGGACAACAACTCTTCCAGACATTGGCCGGCTTTTTTTACTGCAAGTTCCTATATCAAACTTTTCAAGGGTCTCTTCTGTATATCCTCGACTAATATAATATTTAGCTGGAATATCAATGCTTTCTATAACGGTGGTTCTGTCTATAGAAGACTCTACTCTTTGTGGAGTCCTATCGAAAATATCCAGCAGTTTGATGTCGTTGTTGGTTTCGATATCTTTAATGAACTGCAAATCGTCGCTGCTAAGACCAAGAAATTCTAAGCAAAATTTAACAGTCTCTGCGATGCTGACAGTCTTGGCCCTATCGTTAGAAAGAACACCCCTGACAAAACCAAATAGATTTCTACCAAAATCTTCTTGGCAGTTATTAGTCCAGCAATTCCAGTTACCCTTAGCGGTATTACCGTCAGTGAAGATGCTGCACCCCTCTGGATTGTCTCCACCATGCACAGGACACGCAAAGGCATATCTGTTTGGGTACTCAATATATTCTATCTCAAAGTATTTTAGCAGGGAGTCTAACCTGCCAAATAACTGATTAGACAGTTTCAATATCTGCTGGTTGTTCGCCTGTTGAGTCGAATCCATTATCTCTTATCCTAGATTTAGTTTTTAATTGATTTCTCGTTTGACCCTCTACTAGCTTGCCAAACTTTCCAAACATATTCATGTTTATGTAATCGCCATCATCGAGTCCTGCGCCGTGCCTAGCGACAATGGGTACAAGCTTTCTGTTGCCGTTATCTTCATCATCATCAGCCATTTCCTCGTCGGATTTCATCTTGAAGATAGTAAAACTAGTACATAGCCATATGAGTCTATCAGATCCCGATACAACGTCAGTTGATTCCTTTGTTATACCATCTCTATTTAGCTGCACAAAGCTGAGACATGGAACATCATACTTGACACAAAAGTTATGGAGTTGCGTGATTTGAAAGCCTAGAACCTGAAACTCTTGCATAGAGTTTGAAATACTATCCGAACTCATTAGTTTTAGATAATCATAGATAATCAAGCAATCTTTTGTTCTACCGTTTTCATCAAAACCAACTTCCTGATAAATCCATTTTCTCATAATACTGAGTATATTCTCGAAGGGTTGTCCAGCAATGCTGACATAATGATATGGTATATCAGAAAGCTCTTCTGCCGCGCACTCAACCTTTTCACTATTCAAGTTGTTACTTGCAAAATTGCCGCTAGCAATGTTGTTTATCTCAACGCCGCTAATATTGGCAAGCATGCGATTAAGATGATCTTCTTTAGACATTTCAGTGTCTAACATCAGCACGGGGATGCCAAGGTTTTTGGAAACATGCATAGCTACAGCATCTCCAAACATAGACTTTCCGACTTTAGGACGAGCTGCTACAAGATCGACACACTTTCTTCTTAGCCCACCTCCGATTGCCTCATCATAGGTAGGAAAGCCGGTACTGATTCCCATCATCTCGCTCTGGTTGTCTTTTAAAAACTCAATGTATTCTTCCAGCTCACCGCCAATAATTTCTGGCTTATTATCAGATGTCTGATAGATCTTGGCAGTGGCATCAAGAACTGGTGTTTCTACGATTGATATAATATCATTTATGTCCTCATCACCTGTTATTTTCTCAATCCTAGACGAGCAAATATTAAGTGTTTGTTTTACATCTCTCGCTACTTTGAGCTTTGCCAATTTCTCAGCATGAATACGAACATTCTCTTGGTGTATCGGGAAGTTAAAGAGTGATCGCAGAAATCCAATTTCTTCCTCGTTGCTGATATTAGAATATAGGTCAAGTTGATTTGCCGCCGACAAAATTGATGCGAGTTCGGCCCTTTGTGTATCTTTGAGCGCCTTTTTTACGCAGCTGAATATCACTTGATTTTTTTCATCGACAAAATAATCTGTGTCAATGTAATCAATGTCAAGGAGAACATCTATTCCATACTGGCAAAGCCCTGCAAGCACGGCTCTTTCAGCGGCCAAATCTTCTAATTTCCGCTTATTTTCTTTATTTCGTACCATAATAATCCAATGTTAGCCATAGCGTAAGAAAACCACATAAGTGCGTGTGGATAATCTTTTTGTTTTATACAGGAAATACACACAACTAAGTACATTAGCGAAGCTGTAGTGATTGCAAGCATTCCAAAGTTCATTTACATTCCTCTAAAGATATAGAAGCCCATACAAATAGTTGCGCTCATAAACACGCCCAGTAAAAAATCTTTCCACTCTACAGTAATTGCTTTTTTCATTATCCAAAAAATCCTTTGATCTTTGTTAAAATATCACCCCCTCCAAGTCCGCCCTTAGAGATTACTAGGTATGCTACTATAGCACCTGCAATGATAAAAAACAACCATTTTCTTTTAGCTGCTACTGCATAAAATTTATCTTTTACTGCAGACAGCCGTTCTAAACGGTACGACCGTCTTTCTTCAACCCGTTCTTCTCTACGTTCTTGCCTATCTTCTTTCTTAAGTTCTTTCTTTGACTTGATAGAGTTTTCGGCGTCCTTTTCAGTGTTATAGGATGCTAGCTTTTTATTAGTATAGCTTCCGTCTTCACTTTCTATTTTTTCATAGACAACGAATAAGCCATCTTTTTCTACAATAGTGTATTCTTTCTTGTTAAATAAAGGCATTTATCTTCCTGTACTCCCGAAGCCACCATCTGCACGATCAGTATCATCTAGACTTTCAGCTTCTAAAAATTCAATATCTTCAACTTTTTGTATAATTAATTGCGCAATTCTATCCCCCGGATGAATATGCACTAGTGTGTCTGATGTATTAAATAAGCAGACTTTTATCTCGCCCCTGTAGCCGGAATCAATTACACCGGCAAGCACATCAATCCCGCTTTTGACTGACAAGCCAGACCTTGGCCAAATAAGACCACAGTAACCTTCGGGAATAGCCAAAGATATGTCTGTAGATATTAGTCTTCTTTTGTGAGGATGGACTGGCTGCGATGTGCCGGAAGCATACAGATCCCACCCAGCATCAGACTTATGTGACTTGGTTGGCACTTTAGCATTTTCACTTAACAGTTTAACTTTTATCATTATCTAATCCTATTGTTTAAACAATTGTCACAAACAAAAAACTCTCTACTATGAACTTTAGGTACTTTGAACTTCTTACCACATTCCTCACATGTTTGTGTGATAGTTCGTGCAGCTCCTCTTCTTTGCGTTGGCACAAAATCAGGGGTCGATATATCGGCATGTTCAGTTCCATCGTCAGTAAAAAGATTTTCTCCACGAGAGATTTCATTTACAGCCTGATATTTTTTCTTGTTCCTAGAAGCTCTCTTTTCTACAGTAAACTGGGAAGGATCAACGCGTGTATCTGAAACTTCAACTTGTGGCTCAGGCTCTGGCAATGAAACATCTTTGACTATAGCGTCAAGTTCATCTTCCAATAAGGAGTTAGCAATTTTAATTAATTCGTCATCATTTAAATCAATAGCTTTTTGCAGTAGCTTTTTTGCGGTGTCTATAATACTCATTAGTATCCTCTTCTTTTGCCTATCTCTTGTAAAACAGAAGCCATTCTTCTAGTGTTATCGGATTTTGATTGTAGGCGGTTTAATCTAGCCTCCGCAGCTAGTTTAAGCCTATACAGCTCAGACGCTAGTGGGTTTTCTTTAATTGCAGAGTGATATCTAACTTCCCACTTTGCGTATTGGCCACCATAGTTGTCCATTTTGTCTGCTATGATAAACCAAATACTGTTAGCACAAAAATCTAGAACAGTTCTCTCTTTATTATGTAATGTTTGTAGGTATTCTGCATGGGCAAAAAGAACAAAGCTATGAGAAAGTGCTGTCTGCGGATCTAAGTCCTGTACCTGCTCCGATGTTAAGCTCATTATTTCCTTAACTTCTTCATTTACATCAACCAAGTCGGCATGTCTATCTTTAATCCAA